GTTACCGAAAACCGATCCCACATTTGCGCGGCGTTATCTGCCTCTTTCCCCGATTGCACCATCGCGCTTTGCAGGGCCAAGACTTCCTCAATCGCCAGACCCGAGCCTTCAGCAAAATCATTAACCGCATCTGCGGCTTTGAAAAACGAAGTGGCAAATGTTCCAGCGGCAGCGGCGGCTAGTAACATCGGGCTTCGCAAAGCGCCCATCGCAGTGCCGAGAACATCGACACTTACTTTCATTTCGCGGGTTTTGGCTTTAGCCCTGTCGATCTCTTGAACGAACTTTGCGCTCTCAAGACCTAGCGCGACTTGCAGGGCTGCGATTAGCTTACCGGCCATTGTTTCCCCCTAAGATGTCTAAAAACTCTGACTTGAACCCCGGCAGACTTGTAAACGCCAGGAAGTCTCGCTCTTGTCTTGTCATGTAGTTAGGAGGGATAAAGTATTCCTCCAGATGCGGGAAAAACTCACGGCTCTTGATCGGGTTTTTAGACAGCGCGTTGTAAACAATCGCCATCAAATGCGAGATCAACATTAAGTTTTGTCTCGCGCCAATCATGCCATCGCGGTACATCAATTCTAACTCTCGCGTGGTCACTACATCAAGGCTTTCAATGACTTCGGGAGACTGACCGTTAAAGATCATTGCCGCCCGAATCTGCCGATATAGTGACCGCTTTAGTTTTTTTCGACTTCCTTGTAGTCTGGGTTTACTGCCTTTTCGATTAGCTCGGTTAGATGCTTAATCTGCGCCGGAGAGAAGGCTTCGGAAATATCCTCGTACGACAGCGCGAAGAGCTCTTGCCCTTCCTCAAAACCGACCAAGTTAATTAGCGCAATCTCGCGCATGATCTCTTGGGCCTTAAACCGTGATGCTTCTTTTAGGCTTCGGCCCTCAACCACAATGTCATTGTCTTTACGCTCAACCTCTACGGTTTTATTAATCTTGTAGAGCTTCTCAAACGTATCGACTAGCTTTGTGTATTCCTGTTCTAACAGAGCATCAGGAGGGTTTTTGATTTTGCCCTCAAGCTCAAGCATTTCTTTCCTGGTAGGAAGATAGACCTTTAACGCATGACCAGCAAAATCAATGTCTGCGTATTTCTGCCTTTGAAAAGAAGAACCAAACTTGTCTTGTAATCTCATTTCCTAACCTTTGCTCGTTGTTTTGCCGCCCAGAGATCCATGTGAGCGCTCATAAGGGACGCTAACCGATCAAGAGCGGAGCTTGCCATTGATTGAAAACTGTTTCGTATGAACGGCCTAGCAGGAACCTCTGCCGTACCAAATTCTATAGCTTCCGCTGCTGGCCTGTACTCACCCTTAGCATCCCTGTAGCCAACGCCAACGTCAACAAACCCAAAAGCAACTGTATCGCGGCTAAGATACTTTTTAGATTTGTCTTTACGCGTTGCAACCTTCGCGCCGTTGCGAACCTTGAGTTGCAGTTTCCCAGTATCGACAGGAACCCTTGCGCGGATCGCCGCCTTAACAGGCTCCATCGCAGATTTAAGACCAGGAAGTAATGATCGACGGGCTTTGGTTGTGCCGAACTCTTGAGCTAATTCTAAAAGCGAATCCTCAAATTCTCGGAAGCCCTTAACCTCAATCTTTCCCATTTGTCACGATCTTTTTGAAGATTAGATCGTTAAGACGAATTACATAATTTACTACTTCGTCTGGTGTCATATCCGGCGCATGATTCTCTGCGATCTTATGACAGAGAGTAATGTTGATGAGCCTTTGTTGAGGATACCCAAACCAGTTTTTGGAACCGGTCTGGGCTTGCGTGACCAAGTAAGCCAGCAAATCATCACTCGCTCTTTGCATGGGCCCTCAGCACACATAAACATACGGCTTCGGCCCCGCCGGGGCTGGCTTCCTGTAGGGCGGCATCCACCTCTTGCAAGGTAAAGGGATGCCCTTTTGCCATAGCGTGTAAATCGCCATGAAAGCTAGCCATCAAAGCTACAAGATCATCAAGTGTTGTTTTGCCATCCATATTGGTTTCCTCGCGGGTGAATCGTGAAAGTAACCTGAGCTTCTGCGCCTGGAGCAGGATCAATTGTCCATTGACTTACGCGTCCATTGAAAGAAAAATAAACAGTGTTAGTACCGTCTGTTGCGGCAATAACAAAAGTTCTATCTATGGTTCCGTTATACGCGTCAGCGCGAAGCAAAAGAAGATTTGTGCTTGCTGGATTCCATGCGGCCACAACCGTCATGGAAGTCGGCGCAGACTGTACCGGAATCTTGTCAGACTGACGCGAGCCAGCAACCGAAAAGTTAGCAACCGCATCGTCTTGTCCAAATGCAGGAATCGCCTCAACTGGAACAAGATTTCCAGCTATTGCAATTGCAGAAACATTTGCATATGTAGAAAGTTCTGCGGTGGTTAAAGGAGTTGGAGTAGCCCCCGGCTGGCAGTATAGAGAGGCTGAAAAGCCGGGTAAAACTTTGTTGGGAAGAGCCATTTTTCACCTCACGAAGGAATGTCTAAAGTCGAGTCTAAAACAATTTGATGTAATTTTGAATCGTTGTCGTATGTATGGAAGAGCCAATCAACGTCTATCTTTGCCACAAAAAATAAACCGCCAAATGTTCCCTGATAACCGTGGAGCGCGTCGACAATCTGCTGAGCTTTCGAGTAACAGTTCGCCATTTGCTGAGCAAAAACTGTCGCTTGAAAGACAGGCCTGTCTATACCCTTAACCGACTGCGGCCCGGTATACACGGGCTGATGAACATCTCTAAGCTGCCAAGTAACAAACGTCGGCTCGGTTGAAAAGTTGCGATTAAACACGGCATAGACCGGCGTGGGCGTACAAACCGAGGTTAGCTGCGCCTGTATCGCCTGGGCATAGGTAACGGCTGAATTTTGGCCCATCAGACTGCAACCGTTGGTTCGTTACGGTAACAAGTAAACGTTACCCACTGCCTATCGTCATGCTCGTAAACCTCAGCGATCCGCCAAGATTTATCCCGAAAAGAAATGCTGTAGGCCTCTTGAGCGTCTGAGATCGTACGCATGTTGGGCGTGTAGTTCACAGTGAACTCAATCATGTTGTCGTATTGCCGAAACTTCTCAAGCGTACGGATGCGGTTATGCACAGCCTTTGTTTTTGCTCGCGTCTGAAACCATGCAGTCTCTGTCGTTGTTTGCTCGCCAAGATTGGTAAGCCCAAACGTCAGATTGTTAATGGTGATTTGATCGACGCGTAAAACCATCACATCACCAAAGTTTTATAGGGTCGCAATAACTGGTCAATCGCCCACGGAAGCTGATACTGCTTAGCCTCGGAAATCGCAGACCGATTGTTGTAGAAATGCGTGAGAAGCATGAGACCAGCTTGCTTAACCACGGGATACTGACCAATAACGCTGCCTTGTAGTGTGTACTGGCAAAGCATTGGAGCGGTCATGTAGGTGTTAACGTTATTTGGAACCTCGAAAAGAACTAACTTATTTCCTGTCGGGTCATAGTAATACTGCGAGCTTGCAATCGTCGTAAGAACCGGAGGATTTAGGTCGTTGTAATACTTGACCCAGTTGATCGTCACGCCGTTTTGCGAAACCTCGGGAAGATCCAGGGAAACCGGAGCCGCCATCAAACCCGAGATTAGATAAGAAGCCTGATACGTCACATTGAAGATTGGAACACCCAAATAATCCTCAATTGCCATTCGCGCTGCCAGCTCAAGCTGCGACAAAAACTCGTCTTGAGATTCATCCGCAAACAAATTGAGCTGATTGGTGATTTCGTCAAGCGTAAGCCATTGCGTAACCGGATCGCGGGTACTTTGAATGACCTTCGAGTAGTTGAACGGGTTTCTAGAACCCGCTCCGAAATTACCTTGCAATTGGCTTGGCATGTTAGGTTCCGATCAAACGAACGCCAGCGGTTACATCGCGAACAGTCGATACCAAACGCTTTTCCGCATAGATCGTGATTGTTCCAGGCTGCGTCTGCTCCATGCGTTGCAGCGTCATTTCCGAATGGTCAACGATCCACATAAACCGAGGCCAATTGGCTAGGTAAATGGGAGAAGCGCCGACAGCGGGAGCATCCAAGTAGGGATTGGCAATAACCGGCCATCCCATGATGTTTACAGCAGGGCCTTCGCCTTCCTCGCCAACCTCAACAAGCGCGTAAGAGTTGCCGCCATGCGTATATTTCCTGAGCGTTTGGATTGCCGTGGGGTGCATCATCCACGCCGTTCCTGGCATCTTCCAAAACTGACCTGGAAGAGCGTTAGCAACGTCCACAAGACTTTCCCACTCGATGCCGCCAGCATGACCATAACCGACCGTATTAAGCGTATGGATGCCGTTGGTTATTGCCGTTCCTGAACTACCGTAAGCCGCCGTAGAACCCGCAGTTCCTGCGTACATCTTGAGACCGCGCAGACCGTTAGTTGCGCCTGTGGTTGTGGTGGTCGATCCTGCCTGATCGTCATTGATCGCCATAGACGCGGCTTCGATCTGGCTAAATTCCATCGCAAGATCTTCAGCCAAAGCTGCATCTAAACCATTAATATCATCCATCGCCGCTGCGCGGATAGGCATCTGAGCGCTGATAACGCGCATCGGAAGCTGCCAAATGCTCGTGGCAATGTTGGGCGAACCGCTGTTAGCGTTTACCGTGTAGCCCCAAGGGTTCGTACTGTTTGCAGCATTACCAGTCTTAACAACAAACTGAATATCCGAATCCGAGGTCATCGTCTGGTTAGCGTAAACCCGGAAAGGGTTCCAGTAACGCAGACTTGCAAATACATCCTCGTTATAGACGCGGCCACCAACGCCGGAGCCCGAGCCCGTGAGGGCTGAGGCTTCAGCGAGGTTCACCTTGGCTTTGCCCTCGTGGAGAGCCTGCTTAAGCCCTTCTAAAATCACCTGTTTCATAGTCTCTCCATAGAGGGAGAGGGCTTTCGCCCTCTTTAATTAAGCCGCAGTGCCAGTGGAACGGTAACGTACACCAGCGAACGGATCGCGCACAGATGTGGCTGCGCGGGTTTCGCCGTAGAACGTGATCGAGCCTGGGAGCGTCTGGTCATAACGACGCAGAACCATGCTTAGACGCATAACGATGGTATGAAACTGCTGGAAGTCAGCAAAGTACATTGGGTAGTAAGACGTCGTACCTGCCGCGCCGGTTGTGGGCTGAGAAGGATTGTCAACGTACTTGTTAACCACCACATCAAAGCCAAGCAACTTGCCAACGATGCCATCGTCACGGCTCAGACCGTCGATGTAGAT